GCCTAGCGTCCAAGAGCATCCCCTCGTCGCAGCGCCTGGATGATAGCGTTTATCCTCGCCAATATATTGTAGGCTCGACAACTCACCGGCATCATCAAACAATGGGACAATCAATCGGCCATCGCCCGTGGTCCTTACACCATGCGGTTTAATGCCTTTACGAGCCAGGTATGGATGATCGGGCGATGCTCCTGTGGCATCTCTCCAGATGGCTTGCACCGTATCTGCCGCGACCTCTTGCTTCCGCTGCCTCTCTTCATCTCTCCGTGCCTTGGCTTCGCTCTGACGACGTACAATTGACATATGCTCGGCGGCAGTCATCTCGCGACCTATGTCGGCCCGGAATGTGACATCTATTTGGTCTCTCCAGCAACCAAAGCGCCCCGCCACTGGTTCATCTGGAAAGGCAACGTACCAGCCTGAATCGTCCCTTTTGCGCCCCTTTGTCGAGAACCGATGCAACTGCCCGTCGATCCTAATCTGAGCGGGAGGCTCAATCCCAGCGGATCGCATGGCGTCGGCAAGCTGTAGCTCTGGCGGATCGATGTGTTTCTTCGTCGGCAATGTGAACGCGCCGCCGAATATGTTTGTTACGTCAACCATCTGTTTTATCCTTTCGCGCGTTAGTCCGGCCTGTCTTCAATGCGAACTCGGCACCCAGGGCCGTGTAACCTGCTTTATCAATCCAACTGTCTTCGTGATTGATCGTGGTCAATAACCGGCAGGTCTTTAGCCAATCCATCATAAGTGCAACGTGAGACGGTGTTAGTTCTCCAGAGTTAGCCATTGCTTCTTGCACAATGACGTTCCAGCCATCCGCAATTCTTTCATGATTTTGGTAAGCGTCACCGTAATCTCTCGCACGTTGTCCGTTGATAAGCTTCTCAGCCTTCGAGAGGACTTGCTCCCGTTTGATATCAGGCATCTGCTCGAAGCCCTCCGTGTGTGACAATCTGGATTTGATACTGCCGCAACATTGGAGGCCGGTCACCCCACTGCGATACTGCGGATTGACTTATGTCCAACGCCTTGGCAATAGCGGCCTGCGTCTCAAAGTAGTCTAAAACGTCCTGCGTTGTCATTTATTTTGCTCCTTATGCGATTTTGACCTTTACAGCATAAGGGAACTTTTATAAGGTGTCTACACTAATCGCAAACGGAATTGTCCGAACGCGAGACGAAAGGACTAAAATGATTAACTTACAAAACACCGGGAAAGCTACGGCAGACGCGATCAAACTGTTGGTCTATGGCGCAGCAGGGGTTGGGAAAACTAGCCTAATCCCAACGATGCCAAAGCCGATTATACTGAGCGCCGAGGCTGGGTTGTTGAGCATTGCTAACGCTGATTTGCCCTTCCTTGCGATCAAGTCTATGGACGATCTGCGCGAGGCATATACATGGCTCACCACATCAGACGATGCGAAGGGGTTTAAGTCGATTGCGTTAGACAGCATTAGTGAGATCGCCGAAGTCTGCCTTGAGTCCGAGAAGGCCAAGGCCAAAGACCCTCGCCAAGCATTCGGCGAAATGGCAACAACGATGGCCCAGGTGATCCGCATGTTCAGGGATATCCCCGATCGTCATGTCCTGTTCACTGCGAAGCTCGACAAATCCCAGGATGAAACAGGAAGAATGCTGTATGCGCCGTCAATGCCTGGGAATAAGACTGGGCAGGCGTTGCCGTACTACTTCGACATTGTTGCTGCACTCCGCGTTGAAAAGGACGCCGAGGGCAATGCTCAACGGGCGCTGATGTGCGATACAGATGGGCTTTGGCAGGCTAAGGATAGGTCGGGGAAACTTGATGCCTTTGAGGCTCCCGATATTGGTGAGATCATTGCCAAGATTGGAGGTGCAAAATGAATTTAGATTTAGATGCAGCTTCAGAAGCATGGATGGAAGCCAAGGCGGCAGAGCGCAAGGCCGTTGAGCGCCGGAGGGTTATTGAAGACCATCTCGCCAGTTTGCTGGGCGTTGCTGAGACCTTAGAAGGCACCGAAACAACGGTCACTGATGGCGGCCATAGGATTAAGTTGGTCGGACGAATGAGCAGGAAGGTTGATCGCCACACTGCGAGCGATGTTGCTGCTGAATACGGTTTAGAAGCCCACATGGATAGCCTCTTTCGCTGGAAGCCGGAGATCAACGTAGCTGCATGGAAGGCTGCACCAGAGAGCGTGACGAGGCTCTTCCTAAAATCAATCACCACGACACCATCACGCGTGTCATTCAGCATCGAAAAGGAATAAGATTATGGTTGCACTACAACAGGCATTCCGCACGGCGGAGGTTGCTCAACAGCCACTGAGCGAGGAGAAGAAGTGGGAGCCAATCGCAGAGGGCTGGTACGACGCAATGATCGTCAATGCCGATGTTCGCGACACGAAGGCTGGCACCGGCCAATATATTGCGATCCGTTTTGATGTAACTGGCCCGACCAACGAGGGGCGAGTGATCTTCACCAACATCAATATCAGCAACCCCAACCCAAAGGCTGTCGAGATTGGTCATCAGCAGCTTGGCCGGATCACAGAGATCGCCAACATTGCCGAACTCACCGACACCGACCAGTTGATTGGAATGTCGATGGGAATAAAGGTCACGGTGAAATCCGATGAGCAATACGGCGACCGCAACGAAATCCGTGGGTATCGAGAGAGTAAGATGAAGCCCTCGATGGTCAAGGCTGGCGCTGCCGCTCCGCCTTGGGCCGCAAAACCGCCAGAAGGGTTAGACGACGATATCCCGTTCTGATTGATGTGACAGAATGAAATGCTGGGTTGTTGGTCAAATAGATTTGTTATTCGGCCAATGACCCAGCATTATTTTTATGAACGGGATGAATCATGGTCAAGATACCAAAGCGAGAAGACCCAATTGCCGATGCGATTGATGAGCATCATGCAGAGATCAAAGAGGCCCCGCGCCCGCATATGGGAGCTTCTGGGTTAGGCCACTACTGTGATCGCTGGATTTGGTTGTCATTCCGCTGGGCTGTGAGGGAAAAGTTCCCCGGAAGGATTAAACGGCTGTTCCGCCGTGGACACAATGAGGAAGCCACGATTCAGGCTGATTTGGAGGCCATTGGGATTAAGTTCCAGAACACTGGAGCAGACCAAGAATATGTAAACCTGGGCGGGCATTTGGGCGGATCAACGGATGGTATTGCCCTCAGTGGTGTGCCGGGCGGTGGGATGCAAAGGCATGTGGTCGAATACAAGACTCATGCGCTCAGATCATTCAATGATTTGTTAATCAAGGGTGTGAAGGAATCAAAACCAGCCCATTTCGCTCAGATGCAGTTGTATATGCATGGTCTTAACATCAAGCGAGCGTTATATGTTGCCGTATGCAAAAACGATGACCGGCTCTACACCGAACGGCTTGAGTATGATGCTGAAGCTGCTGAAGCCCTGCTATCCCGTGGAAAAAGGCTATCGACCGCTGAACGTATGCCGGACCCAATTTCGACAGATGCCTCCTGGTATCAGTGTAAATTTTGCCCGGCCCACGACCTATGTCATGGATCAAAGCTGACCAAGCAAGTCAACTGCCGGACCTGCGCCCGCTCGACACCGGCCTCCGACGGAAAATGGGGCTGCGCTCGATGGGATGCTAACGATATAGCCCCAGAACATCAGGCGGTCGGGTGTGAAGCCCACGTCCTGCACCCTGATCTTGTGCCTTGGTCCATTAAAGACTCAAACCATCCAGACGAAGCTGTCTATGATATAAACGGTACTGATGTAAGGAATGGTGAACCTGGCGATAACACATTTAGTTCAGCCGAACTGATAGCATCCAACGGCGATGTGGTTCATGATATCGTCATTCAGGCCAGGAAGGTTTTCCCAGGCAGTCGAATTACGGGAGTGATTGAGACCGATGAAGACGGAGCATCAGGAGCAAGTGCAGCTAGTCCGGTGGTTCAGAGCGAGCCATCCTAGTGTCTTAATCTTTGCCATCCCGAATGGTGGGTATCGATCTCGCGTAACGGCCAGCCGGTTGAAGGCTGAAGGGGTCGTTCGCGGCATACCTGACCTCTATATACCAGCTTGGAGCCTCTGGATTGAGATGAAGAGGTCTCAGGGCGGATCATTGTCACCAGATCAGAAGGCTATGCTTGAGTATCTACAATCCTACTGCAAGCACACAGTCATGGTGGCCAGAGGAGCCGACGACGCGATAGATCAAATAGGAACCTTTGTGCAGCGGTTAGAAAAGTGGTAAGGGTCAGACAAGGGCGTGTTTCATCCTTTCCGCGCTCCGGTCGCGCCAGCCCAGGTAGGAATCTCCCGCCGCCCTGGGCTGGCTGCTGATCTGACCCCCTGAAATTATTTTGACGGCACATCCATTTTTATATGGACAGCATAAGGGTTAATCTATATCAACATAGATGTTACAAACCTGCTTCGGGAGAAAGCAAAATGAATATCAACATCCACGACGTTACCGACATCACCATCGAAAATGTCCAAGCCGCGAAAAACGGCACCACTTGGCGAACAATAAAGATCAAGGCGCGAGGCGGTGTCCATGAAGTCGTTCTGTTCGCCGCCATGGACGATGCCGAAAATCTCCATCCAACATGGATTTTGACGGATGACCAGCCATGAGCCAATGCACCGAATGCCTCGGCGAAGGCCGGGTCGTCATCGAAACCGGCGTGGCCGATTGGGACCACGGTGGATACATCCGAGAGAGCCTAACTGACTGCCCCGATTGTTCCGGCACCGGCGAAGTGGAGATAGAGAATGATTGAGACAGCATTCTTTTGTATCGCAATGGCCGTCTATTTTGAGGCCAGATCAGAGCCAGAGGCAGGCCAAAGACAGGTCGTCCATGTGATTGAGAACCGGGTGGATCATGGTGCATGGCCGAACGATGCCTGCGCCGTGGTTAAAGAGCCAGCCGCATTTAGTTTCTATTCGGACGGGCTGCCTGAGACCATCACCGATAAAACGGCCTGGAAAACGGCTCAGAGGGCAGTCAGAGAGGCCTGGTCAAACCCTTGGGAGAATGCAGGCGCAACACACTATCACGCCACCTACGTCTCTCCAGGCTGGGCTAAACGTATGCGCCGGATTGACCAGATTGGTAATCATATTTTCTACAGTGAGGACAGGCGATGAGCATCACACAAAAAGCAGCAATCATGGCAGATGAAGGCTTTGCACCGGAGGACATCGCAGTAGTCCTTGATACCACGCCAGAAGTGATCAGGACCGTCCTTGATCGAAAGTGTGCGAATGGCGTTCCTGTCCGCTTGCGCCTGCCAGATGATGTTCACGCGTCGTTTGGCAAGAGAGCAGAGGCGGCGGGATGCTCAGTCAAAACGCTCGCCCAGATGATATTGATTGAATCCAGCCGAAAGGGGAGAGAATTATGCAAACAGTAAGCCTAGAGAGTTATAGCCGACGCCACGCCGCACCTGCCGGGTCGAGCTTAATTAACGACATCGCATACTTTGCCCGTGTGTCGAACCCGACTTCTCAGATCAGCGCGCTGAATGATGAGGGGCTAATCAACTACCTGATCAGGCACAAGCACTGGTCCCCCTTCGAGATGGCCCACATCACGCTCCAGATGGACACGACGAGAGATGTGGCCAGACAGGCGCTTCGGCATTCTAGCTTCCGGTTTCAGG